AGGAGGCAAAAAACCAAAAGGTCTCACGAGATAGAGATTTTTAGAGATAGTTTGGTTTTTTGCCTCCTCTGCCTCCTTAAATCTTTACCAGTTGATTTTGAGAGCCAACATATTAGGACTGAACTTATCGTTCCGCCAGTCTCCTTTCATCTTACTATGGGACTTCTGGAAGGTATTTCGCTTCTTCTCCGCAAGTGCTTTATCCATATTGCTGTAGATGAGATAGTCGCCATACCCTACACGACCAAAGTGGTGTGGCTTTCCCTCATCATCATAAATCATTAGCTTGTTTTTTCCATTATCGCTAAACTCAAGAGCACGACCATCATACCCTTCACGATTGGCGACCGCTCGTGCTTTGCGTAGATACTCTTCTGGAGAGAGCCCAGCCTTTTCCAGTTGTGCTTTGAACTTGGACTGGATACCTTCTCCCACAAACAAGTTCTTATCTACTCCTACGGTATCCTCGGCGACATTCTTGCCTTTGATACCCATATAGCCTAACGCACCCGCCCACGGATTTGTCCGCCAATGCTTCTTGATATTGGCTAAGAACTCATTATCACTTTTGCGAATGAGACGGTCAATCTCTGCTTTGGAGGTCTTTCCTTCTTTGCGTAGTTTAGCAATACGAGAGTATTCCAAATCGTGTCGCAATGACCCTTCATCTATTTTGTCAGTCGGCGGATTAGTCCTAAGGTATTCATCATCTAAGCGATTAAACGCCCCAGTGTAGTTCGTTCCAGTAAGCACCGCCATACCTTTGTCTTTCCATTCACGCTTCGCTTTATCCACCTTGTCTCCTACGAAACTCAACGCATCTCCTAAGAAGCCATTACCAGACATTCCAAAACCTTCCCGATTGATACCGATTGGAGGAGGTCTGATATTCGCTGGTGAAGGCTTAATTAACTCATTAACCATCATTCCCTTTAGAAAGACACCGCCATAGCATTTCGTCATACGACTTTCACGGCGGTTCTTTTTGGGGACAGCACCTTCTCCTTGAATGGCTCGGTCAGCAAGACCCGCAATGTTAGTGGTAAGATTAGCGAACGGTGAGACATAGTTTGGAAGTCCCTTTAGAATACTGGCGGTATCTTGTAATACGAAAGCGTGTATTTGGGGAGTATTGAGGTTATTAGCAGTTAAGATGGTATTGATGAAGGCTTGACAATTATCACGAAAGGCATCATACTGGAAGTAGCCTTCGCCATAAAACGATTGTGTTCTCGCCATCATCTCATTCAGTGTGATACAGCACGGAACGGGAACGGGTAGATATTCTACTTTATCTCCATCTACCTTAATGTCCGTAGTCATATTGATGACTTCATTCTTTTCCATCATAATACGGACTTGCTGTTGGTCGGGCATTGTCATCACCGCAATGAGCGATAGATGAAAGACATTATCATAGTTGAGTTCTTTCTTGACTTGAGCGAACCTACCAAGTGAAATGTAGTTGAGAGCCGTCTCTACTGCTCCTTGAATAGGCTCACGACGAAGTAGAAGTTGATTGACGATACCACTGCCGTATTGTGAGAGTATTGCCCTTACCTTCGGGGGATAATCATTGCGTAGAGGATAGGAAGTAGCAGATGCTACTACACTAAGAGCTTTTGTAGCAACACTGCTTACAAGATTAGAAGCCACCGACTTGACCTTCGCAAACAAATCACCAAAGAACCCTTCTCCTTTCATAATGAAATGGGGCTGACCGTTGTGTCTCATATAAGTGTATGAACCCCCCTCATACACATCGCCTTTCTTTTCTTTTGCGTAGAGGGCTCGTTGCTGACGCTTCGCCACGGTAAGTGGTAGTGGTTTTTGGGAGAAGAACGCTCCACTCTGGCTCATCACCCGATAACCATCTTCAAACGGAACAATGTGATACGGCATCTTATTCTATGATAGGCTGATAAAAATAATCGGGATAGAACAACAAGCGTTCAGAATGCGACATAAAAATCTCCGACATTAGTATAACTACAAGATGGAGACAACTCACAAACACGCTGTAGCACTTACCGACGAAGACTACTCCCGGATTGATGAACTTGTCCGAAAGAACGGACGGCGTGGGGTGAGACTTACCGACAAGAAGGGAGTTGTCAATCGGTTCTATCGTAAAGATGGAGAGCTCTATTGCGACCAATACGGAGCGAATGATAGTATCTTCACACAAGAGTGTATGAAGCTCTCTGAGATACAGAACGCACAGAAAGCACCCTTTGAGAACGCTATGAAGCAGAGGCTGAAGGCAGACCACCCTACAATGACACAAGAAGAAGTAGATGCTTACGCAGATATTATTGCGGAAGCCAACGAAAGTATCAAGAGGCTCATCTCCAATGGCGTTGAACCCCAACTCGCCCACGGAATGATTACAGAAGCACTGCGTGGTAGTAAAGTCGTTGGTAATGTAGAGAAGAAGGTGGAGAATGAGATAATTCAACCTTCATCGTAATAATATAGTGTAAATATGTGATAATTACGGTAATTACCGCACATTATGGGGCTTTTACGGGTATAATCTCCGGAGATTATACTTGTATTTAAGTAGCTTTTACTCAAGTAGCGACATTATTACCTCTTTTGCGTGTAAATGCCTTAAAAATACTCTGTAGCATAGTAGAAATGTCCTATCAAGTGCTCTACGCAGACCCAGCGTGGGATTATGCTGGGAGAGAACAGCACGGCAAGAAGACAAGCAACAAGAGTGTGAAAGACCACTACCCTACGATGACACTGAGTGCGATGAAGGAACTCAACATCAAAGAGATATGCGACAAGGATTGTATCTTATTTATGTGGAGTTCCTCACCGCATCTCAAACAAGCCATAGAACTAATGGAGGCGTGGGGCTTTACCTACAAGACCATAGCGTTCGTATGGGAGAAACAGAAGACTAACCCCGGCTACTATACAATGTCGCAGTGTGAGATATGTATTGTGGGAAAGCGTGGGAAGTTCCCAGCAGAGCGTGGGTCTCGTAAGGAACGGCAGTTCATCTCCGAGATGCGTGGGAAGCATTCGGCAAAGCCCTTAGGAGTTCGTGAGCGTATCGTAAAGATGTTCCCGACACAAAAGAAGTTAGAGTTGTTTGCTCGTGAGAAAGCAGACGGGTGGGAAGTATGGGGTAATGAAGTGGTTGGCTCTATCTCTCTCAGTAAAAAACCTACGGAGTAGAAAAGTATGCGTTCGGCGAACAGATATAAAATCTAACTGTATAGTAGAAAACAAAGATGTCCGGTGCTATGAAAGTTTCGGAGTTTATGCTCCAACTCGCAAAGAAGTTAATTGATGATAGAAAGATTGCCGAGAGCACCGCTACACAGTATCTACAGACCCTTCATAAGCTTAACGGCGGTAAGCCATTTAATAATCTTGCGTGGGCTAAGAAGTATGATACCGTTCAAGCCGTTATTGATAGTTATGCTCCTTCAACACAAGGCAACCAATATATGGTGCTTTCCTCTGCTCTATCCCTCTTTAACGATAAAGCTACTTATAAAGGTGCTTACAATCACTGGCGTGATAAGATGATGGAAGCTCGTAAGGAAAAGAACGCCGAGCCCATTCACGAGAAGAACGAGAAGCAAGAGGAGAACTGGCTGACTTGGGAGGAGGTAAGTAAAAAAAAATCCGGATTGAAAGAGGACATTTCGTCCTTTGTTTCCAATAAGGTGATTACAGCGGGACAGTTTGACAAGCTCCTTCAGTATGTTATTCTCTCCCTCTACACTGATGTTGCCCCTCGTCGCAATCAAGACTTCCTTGATATGTATGTTGTCAAGAAGCTCGGCAAGGAGGTTGATACTTCCAAGAACTACTATGACCTTGCTACTCACCGTTTCATCTTCAACAAGTATAAGACGGCGAAGACTTATGGTCGCCAAGAGGTCGCTGTTCCAGAAGAACTCCAAGAAGTTCTCGGCGAGTTTCTCAAGCATCACCCTCTCGCAAAGGGAAAGGCAAAGGAATACAAGCTCCTCGTCAAGGCAGACGGAAGCAACCTCAATACCGTCAATGCGATTACCCGTGCTCTCAACCGCATCTTTGGAAAGAAGGTAGGGTCTTCAATGCTTCGCCATTCCTATCTCAGTTCAAAATACGGTGATGCGACCAAAGAGATGGAAGATGACGCAGAGGCAATGGGGCATTCTACTTCCGTTCAAGCGGAATACATTAAGCGATAAACCATTCATAGGTAGATTATTCAAATCTCTATATGAATGACTTTAGGGAGGCAGAGGAGGCAAAAAACCAAACTATCTCTATATTCCTTCCTCTCGTGAGCCCTTTTGGTTTTTTGCCTCCTCTGACTCCTTTACTCTTTCCAGAGTTTATAATCTTCTATACATTCTACACTTCCACAAGGACAAGGGGAGGTGCTTCTATCTACTTTGGGTTTTATCATATGCTTCTGGAGGAGAGTTTCAAAGTTAGGGGACATCTTATAGATAGACTGTTTTGGAATAATATCCTTGATGGTTGCGATGAACCGTATCATCTCTTCCCCACGGTTCTCTACCACTTCTACACTGTCCCAATCAATCTTCACATTCTTTCCAGTAATATCCAAAGCATAATCGGGACGAATAACCACATTACCGCCATAAAGAGATACTTTATCATTACTCATTTCTACAAGGAGGAGAGAGTTTTTTAAACTGCGGACAACGCACCTTAACTAATAAACATAGCACCCACCTTAACATATTCATAATCTGACACTATTCCAGCTGGGTCAAATGAATAAGATGTGTTGGCGGGAGACACTGGGAAGCTTTCTCCCGCCATAGCAAATTCAAATCCAATGTTGTTGCTCGTGGAAGTGCCGTCTCCAGCAGAGGAAGAGACTAACGCAGTAGCGATACAATGAAATGAGAAATAAGGAATACCACTGCCTCTATCCAGAATAGCAAAGCCAGTTGTATTCCCTTCGTCCAATACAGCATTCACAACATTCGTTCCAAAGTTCTTATTGATGAGACGATACTTGACAGAGATGACACTATCATAAACCCATTGTGTGCCCGGCGAGTTGGGGGTAGATGGAATAGAAACGGGGGCACTCCACGCAATGCTATAGAGTGCGGGAGGAAACTGACCGCCGAGATAAGGTGTCCCAGCCGAACTAAAAAGAATGCCCGAGACTGACCCAGCGAAAGTGGAAGCCATTAAGGGTGTAATCGTATAGAAGATACTGGGGACAATATTAAAACTATTGGCTGTCGGAGTAGTATTGCGGACAAAATTACCCGTTGTTGCTCCGCTACCCGTTGCGTTGATAGTATAGTTTGACTTTGCTCCCGTGATAGAAATACCAGCCCCAGCAGTGAGTTCTAATACACCAGCATTGCTAATCATTTTGCTGGTGTTTGCGACAGAAGGTGTGATGGTGATACCATTCCCAGCCGTGAGATTGGCTACTAAGGCAGTTGAGCCACCCGTCGTGGTCGCAGTAATACCGCTACCCGTTGCGGTGGTAATGCTCTGGGTGTTATTGATGGTGAGGTTATTATTGACACCACTTGCGACCAACTGAATGCCCGTTCCAGCAACAAGAGCACTGGTAAGATTGACACCAGCCCCCACGGTTGTGGCGTCTATACCAGAACCAACACCAGAGCTGACAGAGGCAATCCCACCACCAGCACCAGAGGAACTAATCGTAATAGAGGTATTGAGAACACTTGGGACAAGAGTAATATTTGTTCCCGCAATAAGATTGGCGGTTAGGTAATTTACATCAGATACTAACTGAATACCAATACCACTTCCCGCTTGTGAGGCAATTGTTAGGGTTTCGCTTCCTTCGCCGGGTATGAATGACATTCTATACTAATACATATATTTTTAGCATAGGTTCTACTACGAGTTTATTTGTAGATATATACTATTTACAAATAATCTTTATACATTTAGGGAGGCAAAGGAGTCAAAAAACCAAAAGGGCTTACGAGAGAGGGGATTATAGAGATAGTTTGGTATTTTGCCTCCTCTGCCTCCTTTAACTTTTCCGCTTTACATCAAACGGGACGAGAGCGACTTACGACCCGCACCAGCGTGTCCGTAGCCGACTGTGTCAAGACCGCTCTTGACCTTACCGAGAAAACCGCTTTCTGGGAGAATGCCCTTGATACCGCTTACAAGAGGCTTTGACTTGTTGTAGATATCCATACCCTTTGAAAGGAATGAGCCAATCTTGTCAAAGAAGCCACTGCCCACTGTTCGCTCCAAGGCATCACGAGAGACCTCCATCACTGGCTCGGCACTGATGACATCAGCCTCTGATAGAACACCCTTAACAATACGAGAAGAACCAGCCAAAGTCTCAAAGAATCCGCTATTAACGGTGATGACAAAAAGAACCGGAGTTCGGGTCGCCAACGAGGTGTTTTCTACAGTAGCTTGGAACTGTAGCGTGTAGTTGCCGATAAGACCGGGTGCTTGTCCCGCTTGTAGCGTAATGTCTTGACCGGGCTTCAAGACAAGGAAGCCACCGACTGTCTGAATGTTCTTGCCCGTGCGACCGCTTCGGGCACGACCACGCCACTCGTTCCAATCCATCTCCAGACCGTTATGAATCGCCATACGATACAACTCCTCGGCTGTGTGTGATGAAAGGAGACCGCTAAAATTGTCAAAATTGATGTTAATACCAGTGATGGGTAGGTAGAAATCAGCCTCGGAAGCATCAACATAGACTTGAGGCTTACAGTAGATGATTAGCATATCGGGGATTTGTGGGAGCACGATTGTCTGCGAGGACAGCACAACAACATTACCAGCAGTCAGAGCAGAGTAGTTGTTAGAAATATATCTGGGAAATTCAAGGTAGGGCACACTGGACTTCGGAGGAAGTGGGATATCAAGGGAAGGTGTAAGGAACTGACAGTTCAAACGAGCATTCTGGAAAGGAGAACCAGAAACAGCATAGTTGGAGAGCTGACACGAGGCAATGGTGCGACCATTACCCGTAGTATAACGGATAATACGAGACACACCGTCGCCCGACTTCAAATTCATTACAATTTGAATGTTGTTGATACCGAAGAGACCCGTGTCATACTCCTTGCTGTCGGCAAAGATGAATGGTGCGAGAACAAGCTTCTCCGTAGAAAAGAACTGGACGAAGAGTGGGTAAGTATTATCACCAGCAAACACAGCAGTATCACGCACTGGAATACCATCAACATACTTATATGCTTGGAGCGATACAATGTAAGTGCCGTTGCCGGAGAGAACAGCACCAGTGGAGTCGCAGAACTGAATGTTCCACCACGCACCATTAGGCACTTCAGCACTCTCCGTAGCATCAAGGTAGGAAGCAAGAGGGCTATTCACAGCAAGGTAAGCGTCGTTGTATGAGCCATATTTATCCAACATAGTCGGGCAAGTGCGAACAAGACGGTTCTTCTTATAGTCGGTGAGGCGGAGAACCTCCTTAAGGACGGTATCGGTATTGATTACGACCGAGGTGTCGTTGATGGTAGCGGTCATAGTAGCAGTCAGCGAGTTAAGAGGGAATGGAGCAAGGGCACAATCCTTACCAAAGGAAAGGACGGGCTGGTCTAACACATAGGGGGATACGAGGGAGTTAATCTGAACCGATAGGGCAAGGAGGCAGTTCGCACTCCAATCCACAGCACGGTCAAGAAAAACATTTTGCGAGGGCACATTCACATTAAAAGTGAATTGCGACGCTGACGCACTAATGGCGTTAAACGGGGCATTCGTAAGGGAGAGAGCACCCTTATCCACAGCATATCGGGCTTGAGGTTGGACGATACGACCGTCAAAAACGGCTTGTTTCAGAATATCAGCGGTAGCCATCTTGTTCTATACTTGTGGGATAGAAAATATTTAGGCAAACTCACTCGGAGGATTATAAATCAACCCCGTTCTTGGCGGGGTGGGGATAGTCAAAGATGCCTCGGCGACGAAACATACATTTGACGCTCACCGACGAACCATTAAACATCTGGACGGGATACAACTGACCGTCCAAACGGCAACGCCAGAACACTTGAATGTCAATATTGTTGATGGGCTGTTTGCTACGCTGGAAGGAAGCAAGACGATACTCTGCTGTCGGAGCATATTGGATATATTCACGATAGTCGTGCCCCGTTTCATTCACAAGAGCCACATCTGTAATGATAGGCTGGAAGGCACTTTGGGTGCTTCCAAACTGTCCTATGAGGGACTGACCGAACTTGACGGGGTCTCCCGTAGCCTCAAAGACCAAAGGCAACAGAGCAGAAGTGAATACAATCGCATCTACTGGCGACCATAGGGTGCTGGTTGAACCGTAGTCTTGAACCATAATCCAATAGGACTTCGCCGTCGGAGCGGGAGGACTGGATACCGTCTGAATGTTTTGGTAGAGGATAGAATAGACAAGGATTTCGTTGGTGCGTTCATTGGAGAGATTAACATAGGTATTATTGAAGTTGGCGAACATACCAAACATATTGCTGTTGAAATACAAGGTGGAACTCTCATCAAAGTTCGTTCCTATGCTTGTTCGGTCTGCCCCACCAAAGGAATAACGGTCGGCGTAGAGAGAAAATAGATAAGAGGTAGGATTCCAAGTCATTTGACAAGGGGCAGTGGTAATGATAGGGGTTGCTCCACCGGGACTTCCAATAGAAATCCAAAACGCATCTAACAACTGCTGAAGACCGGGATAGGTCGCACTAACATTGCTAATACACTTCGCCAAAGCGGTATTGACAATCTGTAGCCAATGTGTATAAGTATAGACCCAATAGTAGCGAGTGCTAATGTCTTGAACTCCCGCTGAGATAGTATTGGGGTTCGGGGGCGGTGCGACTGCGGGGTCTTGCGTTTCTGTAATATAGATAAGAGGCTGTAAAGATGTAAGAGTGGTTGTATAAGGATTACCCAATACCGTATAAACGACTGTCATTGTCATTGATACGCTGTAGATTGTAAGATTGATATCATTGGTAGGATTATCAACACCCGTTCTGATGACCGGAATAAATAGCGGTAGGTCTTTACCAGCTCCATTCATTGTAAAACGAATGATACTGAAGTTATATTTAGAAGCATCACGAACAATGGGCGTATCACGAGTCTCTTGAAAGCGGATTTGAGGGTCTGCTTTATCCAGCACAAGCTCTGTGTTATTGTTAATGATATTCGCATTGTAATAGACATAGTCGGGGTCTATATCATCATCAACGGAACTGCTAAACTGTGGTGCTCCCAGATATGACATCTTGTTCTATACTCTATGGTGATTTTTTATTTGCCTAAAATCTCGTATGTGAAAAGCGACACCCAGTCGTCGGGTGTCTTCCCACTGTCCTTCACAAGGTTATAGAACTGTAAGTTTGACATTTCCTTACACATTAGTCGGGCAACAGCCCATCTCCCACAAGTGTTAATATCGTCCTTATCTTTCTGATAGGGAAAGGTATTATAATATACTTTCGCTCGGCTTCGTTTTAGCAAGTCCATTAGATAAGGTTCGCCTTCCCCCAGCTCATCTAACCTCTCTTGTGTAATCCATTCACGCTGTGCTTCGGGCTTCTCCCCATAACTACAGAAGTATTCAATGTGCCCGTTTCGTTTAAACATTGTCAGCCAGTGTCCCGAGGTGGGCGACTTTGTTAAAAACAGAAAAATACAGCGACCAAGAGGGTCAAAGGCTTCGTCTATATGGCTCATCTCTGCGAACTTTGGATAGGAAAAAACCTTCGTGTCGGGCTCAAGAATATGCTGAATATCATCATTAGAGAGGGCATACTCCTTCACATCAGCCAGAGCGGTGTTTGCTTTTGACATATTTTCTATACTATACATAGATTAGAAAGATGGCTGATTTACTTCGCAAAAAACAGTATCCCCTTAACTATCCAGCAGATGTGTTGAATGTGATATCCCGTATGTCATTTGACAGTCGTAATGTAGCGATATTGGGCTCAATGGCTCTCCGCTCTCAACTCTACGCTGGAGATTTTGATTTGAACGAAACCGTTGATGTAAAATCCAAAGATGAAGCAACAGCTCTACGGTTGATTGCGAATGGCTTACAAACTATCGTGAAGCGACTATTACGCACAGAAGAACTATTCATTGGCGATATTAAGTTAGGTGTTATTCCAGAGTGGCGTGTGGTAGAGGGTGATGTCCGCAACGGGAAAGTAGTGGGCTATGATGCGAAGGCGTGTATGGCTCGTCTCACCACTCTCTATGAAAGCGGTGTGATTACCCAAGAAGAGTTCTCTACTTCCAAAGCCTTCTTGAAACCCCGTCTTACTCCTAAAGAGTTTGTGGTGGTGGAGAAGGAAATCCGTTTTGAGATTGTTCGTTGGAAGCCCTCTGAAGTGATAGATGGATTTGTTGTCTTGCGTGATGGTCGTCATTATACATTAGAACAAGCCATTCGTGCCCCAGCAATCGCCAAGTTAGATGTGGTGGCGTTCATAGACGGCAATAACTTCTCCGACTTCTCCACGCTCTACACTTTCAAGTGGAAGGGGCGTGTTCTCAATGAAGTCAATATGGACGCTGAAAACGAAATCAAAAAGAATATCCTCTACTACGAGGCAGAAGACAACTACTTCAAAGTAGCGAAACGCATCTTTGCCCTTTCTAAGGTAAATGGAGATACGGCTTTGCTGGAAAAGCTCACGGCACTCTTCAATAGCGACTTGGGACGATTATACAGCATTATCAGCGATGCCTCTACGATACTCTATCTCCTTGAAAACGAGAAGCATCTTCCTATAGAAAAGATACGATTTGAGATAGACCAGTTCCGAGGTCGCCTTGCTTCCATCTATTCCATTGATGCTGTCAATAAGAGTTCAGTATTGAGTGGTATTCTTTCAATGACCCACCTTCCCAACACCGCCCAAGGTCGCCTCAAACTCTTCCGTCAGATGGAACGATTGGTATCTTTCTTTACGGTCATTCTTAATAAACAATCCGAGAAGGCATTAAAGAATATGAAGTTAGTCCCTATCCCCCAAAAGTATTTACCATAAAGGAGTCAAAAAGATTTAAGGAGGCAGAGGAGTCAAAAAACCAAAAGGTCTCACGAGATAGAGATTTTATAGCACAGTTTGGTTTTTTGCCTCCTCTGCCTCCCTAAATCTTTTTTGGATAGATTATTTTCTGAATAGTTAGTATAGAACAAGATGTCGTATGCTAATGTCCTCACGAACTCGTCCCTCGTTTCCTCACTCGTTGTATCCGAGCTTACTGCTACTGGTAGCACCCGCTCTGGCTCAAGTGCTTTGAACGGTGCTACGCCAGTTGTTGTGGCTTGTCTCAGCATCAAAGCCTCCGATGTCGTTTGCCTCGTCCCCCTTGGTGCTATTCCCGCTCTCTCTCTTCCCCTCTCCATTACTATTCAAGCTGGAATTTCCTTTACTGTAGTCGCCTCCGTTGCCGATGCTCGGCTCTTCAACTATGTTGTCATCTCTACGGTCTAAATGTCCGGTTGATGAGTTAAAATATTTCATCAGACTTAAAGTCTTGTCATCATATATAAGGTAATACGATGACGAGAGTAAAACTAACCGAAGAGGAACGCAAACAGCGGAAGAAGGATTCCTTCAAACGCTACTACGAAGCCAATAAGGAAGCACTGGTTGCCCGAATGGCGGAACGCTATAACCCAGAGCGTCGGCGTGAATACTATGAAGAGAATGCCGACCATATCAAAGCCTATATGCGAGACCACTATAAAACCAAACGCACGGGCAATGTTATCTCACGCCTTGAAGAACTCAAAGCCTCCGACGCTGTCCCAGAGAACCTCAAACCCATCATAGACCACCTCCTTCTTAACGATATCCACTCTAAACTCTATCCCGCTGAACTCACTCTGTTGGAGAACCTACTTATTTACAAGAAAACCCCAGTAGAAAAGACCATAGAGTAGTAAATACTGATAATGTGTGCTGATGATAATAACTTATTTTTATTGTCATCAACCTCCATTTTACCGTAAAAACGGTTGCGTGAAGCACTTTCGGAGAATATTTTTCTAAGCGTAGAACAGAAACTATCTCCGATGCTTCCTTCATTGAACTTTGAGAAGGCAAAAGGTGCGAAAGCAGTTGCGGTTGTGCGTGGTGGAGATGCCGATGGGAATGTTCTCTATCTTCACAACGAAGAACAGAAATCATCTAAACCACGAAAAGACATCAATACCCTCCACTATATGAAGGACTTGTCCTTTGTCAAACCCGCTGAACGGGCTCGTATTATGGGTCTGCTGGAAGAGGGTATTAAGAACGATAAAGCCCCAGAAGGATTGGAAGCTCGTGTGATGACGGTCTATGAGAAGATGAAAGGTGATGCTACGGCAAGTAAGGCGATTGAACTCCCTTCTGAAAGTATGTTTCAGCCCATTCCCGACCCCGACCCCAAAGTCCGTCAAATATGGTATGTGGCGGGTATTTCGGGGTCGGGCAAGAGCTATTTCGCCCGTGGAATAGCAGAGAACTACAAGAAACTCTTTCCAGAGCGTGAAATCTACCTCATCTCCAAACTAACCGAGGACGAAACGCTTGATAAGATGAAGATAGGGAAACCCAAGCGTATTTCTTTAGAAAGTTTAGTAGAGGACTTTCCAGCCATTGATGAATTCAAAAATTGCTTGGTTATTTTTGACGATTATGATACTCTTACAGCACCATATGATAAGGTCGTTCTCAAGCTCATTGATGATTTGGCTATTATGGGTCGTCATACTGGAACTTCAATGCTTGTTCTTTCCCATTATCTCACGAACTATAAGAAGACTCGTCTCATTCTTGGTGAGGCTCATTTTCTGGTCTTGTATCCTATGGCTACTTCCTTCAAAGCAATGAAGTATGTCTGCGAACATCACTGCGGTCTTACCAAAGACGAAGTTCAAGGATTGAAGAAAATGGGTCGTTGGGTCTGTATTCATAAGGTCTTTCCGCAGTATCTCATTGCTTGTCAAGATGCCTATCTACTTAATCAGTAATACCCGAGTGAAAAGCTATCCATAAAAAAATATATGCTCTGAATAGAAAGATGTCCGCTCAGAACATATTAGCTCCCACTGGAAAAATAGAAGCACAGTTCATACCCGCTGGTGCTGTTTTGGGTTTCGTTTCTAACCCTATGACTTCCGACCTTGATTGTGCTGGTTTCCATATTAATAACTCTGGACGGGTCAATACGACCGAAATCAATGCTGATAATCTCGCCCTTCTGCCCGGGTCTGCTCTTACCGCCATTCAACTAAACGACAATATTGAAGGAAACAATAACTATATCTCGGGAATGTATGCTCCGCCCTTCGGCACTTCGGCGATTGTCTGTGCGGGGACAGACACCTTCCTCATAGAAGACACTGCTTTTGTCCCGCTTCTTGCCGTGGCGAACACGGGTCTTGTATTAGGTGGTGGTGGAACGGCTACGACTGTTCCCGTCCAAGCTCCGACTGTTGCTTCCGCCTTAGACAATACGACGAATGTCGCCACCACCGCATTCGTCCAGTCAGCGATTAGCGTAGGCGGGTCTGCTACAATCGCCATATCAGAAACCGATACAAATGCCGTGTTCTACCCTACCTTCGTATCTGCGACGGGTGCGGGTCAGACACTACGAGCGGACACAATAACCTCCGCTTTTTCTATTAATCCCAATACAAGCGACTTTAATGTAGGGACAACTTTAAAACTTACACAAACACAAGTAGCAATTGGTAAATCGGCGGGAACAACCACACAAGGCGTTTCGGCAATCGCAATTGGATTCCACGCGGGTCTAACAAATCAAGGAACGACTACCGTTGCGTGTGGCTCTTTGGCGGGTTTCTCAGACCAAGGAACAAACGCAATAGCAATCGGCA